ATTTGACCCTGTTGCCTGTTGTACGTATGATCCTGCGGTTTGTCCTACAATCTTCCCTGCAGTAGCCCCTGCAAAAGCCAAAGTAGCCGCTTTTATTGCATCTCCTATATCCCCACCTTTAGCAAGAGTATTTGCTCCAGATGCTAAAGGTATAGCCCAAGTAGCAGCCGCAGTTACTGCTGTAGTAGTGGTTCCAAGTACCGCTGCGGTAGGGCCTGCTAATACGGTTGTGGCTAGCATAGCTATAGCTTCAATAGGATTATCTAACGCATAATTTACAATATCTCCTACGCCATCTATAACGGGTTCTATAATTTTATCTACAACCCACTCACCTGCATCTAATACAACATCAATAACACCTTCAACAAGATCCACAGCTCCATCAAATACATCACCAAGCCAATCAAGCCCTTCTTCAATAGCATCGCCTATATCTTTAATTATTTTCATTACGATGCGCCCTTTTGTGAAAATTTAAAAAGTACGCGGACATATTTGTTATCTTTAGAGTTTACCATGTACCCTTTAGTTCCAGTGCCTTTAAAAGTTTGCCCCACAGCTTTTGCAACAGGTTCAAGTGTACCTGCTCTAAAATCAGCAGAATAATGAGTTATACCTTTTTGTTGTAAAACATTAAAATATTTTACAGTATTATTAACAAGATTACGGGCTGTATCTACATTAAATAACCTACCATGTAGTTTATTTTTATCTTCACCTTTATGGGCTACAAATACAGTATTACCAACTTGCGCAACATCTACACTAGGCATGGTAAGTTCTTTAGTTATTCCCGCAAGGGTGGCTGCTGGAGTTATTTCTGATTCTCCAGAAATAGCATCTTGTTGTTCTAAAGCCATAGAAATAATAGTTGGCCCAGGAAGTGGTTTTTCTTTACTGTCTACTACTTCTACCATTAAGATATCTCCAATATGCTAGCCACAACGTGTAATCTGTTTGCTGTTGCTGCCGTAACTTTTAGTATTTCAGATGCCTTTACAATTAGAGGCGCGGACAATAATTCAGTTGTACCATTAGAGGATATAGATTTAGTTTTAAACAAGCTATATACATCAGAACCACTTGTAAGTGTAAGAGTTATAGTATCAGCGTTTCCTGAGTCTTCAGATACAAGTATAGATTTAACAATAGCTGTAGCTGTAGCAGAACAAGTATATAACGTTGTTGCGCTTGTTGAAGTTAAATCTACTTTTGCATTTGTATAAGTATTAGCCATTAACTTAAAAACCACCCCACAGCATCAGATTTTTCATGTAAAGAAGCATCTCTTACTACAGTATCTAATTGGTTAAAATACAAACGTAGTATAGCATTAAATTGATTAAAATAAACCTCTTCATAGTCTTTAGGGGCATATGGTAATGCAGGTGCGACAATTTTAACATCTTCAGCCATTATCTTCTTCCATCTGGGCGCATATCAAGTCTTGGAGCGCCTAACTGCCATTGTACTCCTGTAGCACTAGATTCTATTTTTACTGACAGTTGTCGTCCTCTAACTCTGGTATGTATTTGATCTGTATAAGCTTCTACAGGTGACGTAGCTGTACGTGTTATAGTGCCTGTGTTTGTACCACTTTCCGAAACAGGAGAATTACGCCCCGAACCAGAAGAAGCATGAGGGTATAATGTCATAGCTACAGTAGGACTATTAGCCGTAGACCCTTCAAAAGACACATCAGGCATCATACGGGATATTAACATAAATTTATGCCCATCATCTAAATCAAAATCTGAAGAAGTTATATAAGCAGATATTGCTGCAGTAGTACCCGTTTCATTATCATCAATACCATTTTCATGGTCTACTAAAACACTATTGTACGTTGTAGCTAATGGATAAGAACGAAGACCTGAATCTAACCATGCAGTTCTAGCCATAGAGCCATAATACCATATATTTTCTAGAAAATTAAAAACAACATACCTGTCTATAGCATCTGAACTACTAGAACAATAAAACCACCAAACTTCATGGAAAGCCTCATTACCCCCTGCAAATACTTGTGTATATTGATCGGTATTAAAATCTGTAAACACATGTTTACGTAAATCACAAGGTAAAGGTTTAGTTCTACCATCATACATGTAGAATTTATCTTTACCCATCCAGTAAGCAACACCATTGGTATAAGCCACAGCATTTTGAGAAGCTATAGAAATATTTTCACCAACGATTGTAGCACCCCATACACCTGATCCTGCACCTACATATTGTAAAGAATATAAAGAAGAATCAGACCAAACAAGCATTTCCTGTCTAGCTTGAGATGCGGCTACAATTTCAGTTCCACGAGATAATCGAATACTACCTGCCTGATTAGTAGCTGCAGGAGTCCAGTCTACAGCACTTTCTTGGTCTGACCACCGAACCAACATAGGATCTAAAACACTACTTCCTATAGCATTAGTACCCAATGCAAATACAAAACGATTAATATCAGATATAACAATTAAATTTTGTGCAGTAGGTACAGCAGATGCTCCTGCAAGACCCGTAAGAGGAACACCTCTGGTATTAAGAGGATCACTTGCACTTGCATCCCAATAATATAATTTATCCCCACGATATCCAAATATTAGATCTTCTCCAAAATTTTGCTGTGACCATACACGAAGTTCTTCTTGGCTTGATGTTCCCGTATTCCAAGGGCCAGCTCCCCATGAACTTGCACCCCAACCTGTAACTTCAGTAGAAGAAGTAGTTCCTGAAACTATCTGATATACTCCAACAGTAGAACTACCTCCACTACCTGAATCTGAAGATGTAGAAGCAACATTAGTAAATGATAATGTTGTATCACTATAGCTTTTAGCAAGTATTGTATAAGTGTCATCAGTTTCTACAGATTCTATCTGGTATTCAAAATTTAGAATATCTGCTCCCATATTACCACCTAATGTAAGAGCATCACTAAATGTTACAAAATCTCCTGCGGTAGCTCCATGACTACTATCTGTAACAATTAAAGTAAAACATGTTACACCTGCACCTGAACTATGCGTAGCTGCAGTTGTACTAGTAGAAGTACCAGATACAAGATATGAAGCGCCTCTGGTACAACCTGTTAACGTGTTATCAGTTATACCTGTATAATCTATAGCTTCACTACCAACTAATATTTTTCCTGATAACGGAAACCCACTAGTGCTTGTAAGTGCTATAGTAGTTGCACTTGTAGAAGAAACAGCCGAGCTTAACGTAGTATCTGATGCGCTAAAAGTAATATCTCCTGCAGAAGTAGTATTTCTAAGAGGCGTTACATCATTAAAATTACCGCCATTTTCTATATAGAATTTAAGATTAGTACCAATACCTACTAAATTCTGGTTAGCCAAAGTAATCCAGTTAAATATAGATCTTGCAGTGCCTTCAAACGTAGTTGTAGTTACCCGTGTCCACCCACCTATTTTTTCGGGTGTACCTTGTCTAAAACGTATATTATTGCACTCATACCAACCACCTTCTGTATTATAGCGAGTATTCTCACGATTTACTCCAGGTTTAAAAGCTAACTTCTTTAGAGGCATGTTACTGTACCATTGTTAGAGATGCTTGTGTTGTTTCTTTATTTCTTCTAGTCCAACCTTTTCCAAAGGTTTTAAATGTAGATAAGTTTTCGTAAAAATTTTGACGTATTCTACCAAACTCTTCGATCATATACTTAGGGTCTTGTGCGTTAATTAATGCAAGAGTTTTTGGGCCTATTGCTCCGTCTTGAGTTGCACCTACAACTTTTTGTAGTGCTTTAGCTGCACGACCTGTTCCGCTGTTCACACCCCAATCAAACGCACAAAAATCCAAACCACTAGGGAGGTCATCACATTTAAGTCGATTCCAGTAATTTTCTTTATAAATAGGTGCTACATCGTCTGGAGTAAGGTCTTTCATATTCTTTTCTCCTCCCCATTCATCGTACACTCTTTTAGTTACACCTAAATTTGTTTCCCCACCTGGGTCTTTAGGATGATTTACATACCCACCCTCGTGATGAAGTAGCATAGCTAAACTATTTGTAAAGTTCTCTTTCATTTAGTTAATCCTTTTGTCTTTTCGTATGACCTCAAGCCTCCGATTCCGAGCATACCGCCCAGAACAGGCAACAATGTACCTACATCAAATTCAGGTAAATCAGGTGTTTCTAACCCAATGTAGGCAAAAATAAATATTAATAACGGCTGGAACACAAAATGATATGCAAAAGCAATACCGCATGTCCAACCCACAAAGGGCCGCCATCCGCCCTTAAATAACGATCCTGAAGCTGCTTCGGCTTTATTTATTTCTAGTTGTGCAAGCATAGCCTCCTGAGAATGTTTTTCTCCCATAGTGGCTATCTC